TGCAAATGCTCTAGCAAACGGACTTACTCCTAAAATACAATCTCACGGAGGTGATGCTAAGATTTGGGATATTATATTCTTTATACAACGCACACAAAATGCAGGATTATGATAAAAAAAAGAAGAAAATACGTTGAATCAAGAACATCTCCCAAAGGGTCTAAAAGAGGATGTCTTTGTGCCGATGGTAAAAAATATTCTAGAAAATGCTGTGATGGGTCTTTAGAGGCTCAAGGAATTGGAAATATAACAGGAACATCCAGTTAAAAAATCTAACACCTTATTGTAAATCAATTACTTTATATAAATTCTAATAATTATTATGAACGCAACAACTATTTTGAACGAAATCCTTCAGAAGTTGTCTGTGTTGACAAAAGAAGATGAGCTTACTCAAGAACTCTCTGATCAAGAAGTTCAAAATGAGGCTCTCGAAACTGTTAGCGAGGCTACTGAAGAAGTGCAAGAAGAACCTGCTGAGTTATCAGAAGAGTCTGTAGAGGCTGCTGAAGATGCTGTAGTAGAGGAGGAAGCAAAACTAAATGAAGGTTATGTTTCTGAAGAACAATATATGGCTGATATGGCATCATTGAAAGCTGAGATTGATTCTATTAAGCAAATGGTAGAAGTAGAAATGAGCGAAGTAAAGAAAGAAAAAGAAATGCTTTCTGAGCAAGTAAAAGAACTTTCTAAAGAACCTGCTGCTGAACCAATTAAACACAATCCTGAGGGTGAAGAAGCAAAGAAATTTAATTTCACTTATGGACAAAACAAACCACAGTCTACATTTGATAGAGTGATGGCAAGAATTAGTAATAAATAAATAAATAAATAAAAATGGCTACAACAACTTCAATTACTTCAACATACGCAGGAGAGTTTGCAGGTCAGTATATCGCTGCTGCTTTGTTGGAAGGTTCTACTATCGCTAATGGTGGTATTACCGTAAAACCTAATGTAAAGTTAAAGGAGGTTATCAAAAAAGTATCTACTAACGATATCGTTAAAGATGCTTCTTGTGATTTTGATGCAACTTCAACTCTTACACTTGCTGAAAGAATCCTCACTCCTGAGGAGCTTCAAGTAAACCTACAACTTTGTAAAAAAGATTTCCATTCAGATTGGGAAGCTGTACAAATGGGATATTCTGCTTTTGATAGCTTACCTCCTTCATTTAGCGACTTCTTGATTGGTCACGTTGCTTCTAAAGTTGCACAACGTACTGAAACTTCTATTTGGGCAGGTTCAACTGCTACAAGCGGACAGTTTGATGGTCTTGTTACTTTAGCTACTGCTGATGGTGATGTAAACGATGTAACAGGTACTACAGTAACTGCTGCTAACGTTATTGATGAATTAGGTAAAATCGTAGACGCAATTCCTTCTACTCTTTATGGAAGCGAAGATTTATACGTTTATGTATCTCAAAATATTGCTCGTGCTTATGTAAGAGCATTAGGAGGATTTGGTGCATCAGGATTAGGTGCAGCAGGTACAAACGCAATGGGTACTCAATGGTGGAATAACGGCTCACTTTCTTTTGATGGTGTAAAATTATTTGTTGCCAATGGTTTATCTGATAACACAGCTATGGCTGCTGAAAAATCTAACTTATTCTTTGGTACTGGTCTACTTTCTGACTTAAACGAAGTAAAAGTATTAGATATGGCTGACCTTGATGGTTCGCAAAATGTAAGAGTAATTATGCGATTTACTGCTGGTGTTCAATATGGCATCGGTTCTGATATCGTTCTTTACTCATAATAAATATATTTTAATAACTCAAGAGGGTAGGTGGTACAATATCTGCCTACCCTTTTTTAATAAAAAAAAACGCTATGAGCTGTGAATTAATTACTGGGAGACTTAAACCTTGCAAAGATGCTGTAGGAGGTATTAGAAAAATTCATTTTGTTGACTTTGGTCAGTTAGGAGATATTGATTTAGGTACTAATGACGAGGTAACAGATATGGATGGAGCTTTTACTTACCACACATACGATGTTAAAGGTAATTCTTCTTTAGAAACAAACATTCAAACTTCTCTTGAGAATGGAACAACATTCTTTGAGCAAGTTTTAAATATTACTTTGCATAAACTTACAAAGGAGGATAACAAAGAATTAAAATTAATGGCTTTTGGTAGACCTCACGTTTTTGTAGAGACTTTTGATGGTAAAGTTCTTTTAGTTGGTAGAGAACACGGAGCAGAAGTTACAGGAGGTACAGCAGTTACAGGAACTGCAATGGGCGACCTTCAAGGATACACATTGACTCTTACTGCTAACGAAACAACTTTACCTAACTTTAACGCAGCGGCAATATCACCAATAGCATCAGTCATTGCCCTTTTAGCTTCATCAACAATATGTTCTGTTCCTCCTCTAATCAAAACAGTAACACTTTTTGGATTTTCACATCCAGTAATAAAAATCATTTCTTCGCCAGCAACTTTTGTTTCTCTAACTTCTTGTGCTTTACCCAAATCACTTTCAGAAAGATCATCTAAATTAGTAATTATAGAAGCTCCCGTAGCTCTGCTCAAAGCTTCCATGTCTGATTTCTTAACTCTACGAGCAACAAGAATATTTTTCTTAGCAAAAGTATGTGATACAGTTACCAAAGAACTTAGAGTTCCAGTGATATCAGTTGAAGAGGACTCATGGTAAATGGTACAATTCCACATCAGCATATTCAGTGCGTTACCTGCTGTCGGACCAAAAGCTGCTTCTGCAACCATTGGCGCAACCAGAGTGGGGTTTGCTCGCATTGCGTCGAGCGGTACAACCCGCAGAAAGGCGTAGTTGACGAGCAAATAAATCAGGGTGATGAAAATGACGCCGAGGCCCATTGCGAGTGGAAAATTCCGATTCGGGTTCCTGACTTCGCCAGCGACATTGGACGCGTCAATCCAGCCGTCATAGGTGAAGAGAACTATTGCCACGCCCAGGCCGACAAATCGCAAAAACCCGAGCAGACTATTTCCTTCCTGCAACGCGCCAATTGCCTCTGTCTCGACGGCCGGAGCTGCGACAAATACGCCACCGATAACCAGCGCGATCAGACCGGTTACCTTGACCGACGTGAGAAAAATCTGGGTACGGCCGCCCCACTCTGCGCCGCGCAGGTTGATGAGCGCAAAGAATACGATCGCCGCCGCGGCCCATGCGAGCTGCATGCCTGCTGACCCGGTGCCCAATACCTGGTTGGCGAGCTCACCAAACAGAATGGCTATCCCGGCAATCGCACCGGGTCCGCTGACGAGCACCATCATCCATGCCTGCATGAAACCGGCAAAAGGACCGTAGGCCTCAGTTAACGCGTGGTAAGACACACCGGCTTTGGGTATCAGCGCCGACAATTCCGCGAGCGTCAGGGCCCCGCAAAGCGTAATAAAGCCGCACAGTGTCCAGAAAAGGTATACCTGCCACTCGGCTGTTGCCACGGCAGCGAGCTCACCGGGCGTGAAGAAAATCCCGGAGCCGATCATGTCGCCCATGACGACCGCCAGCACCGCGGAGAAGCCGAGTTTTCGTTGCAGAGTCATTTCTTCTTCTCCTGGCTCCGGCCGACCTTACCGCTCCTTGGCGGTGCTTGGAAGTGCTATCCTCCGCGGCACTATGCTCACTCTCGACTCCGCAGCCGTCGCGGCGGCGCTACCTTATGCCGAATTGATCGAGGCACTGAATGCCGCGTTCGCCAGCGAGGTGGCGGCGCCGGTCAGGGCGCATCACGAGGTCCCGGTGCCGGGTGGCACGCCCGGCAACCTCCTCTTGATGCCGGCCTGGCGGCAGGGCGGCAGCCTGGGTGTCAAGGTCGTCACCGTCTTCCCCGACAACGCGTCGCACGGTGCGCCGGCGGTTTTCGGAACCTACCTGTTGATGAGCGCCGAAACCGGCGTGCCGGTCGCGATACTGGACGGCACCGAGCTGACGGTCCGGCGCACGGCGGCCGCCTCCGCGCTGGCTTCCGCCTACCTGTCTCGTGAAGACTCGCGGCGGCTGCTGATGATCGGCACCGGCAACCTGGCGCCGCACATGGTGTTGGCGCATGCCACGGCCCGGCCGATCGAGAAGGTGGCGGTCTGGGGACGGCGTCGCGAGGCGGCGGAACGGCTCGTAACCCTGTTGGCAGGTGCCGACTTCGACGTCATTGTCGAGGAGGACCTGGAGCGGGGCGTCCGCGAGGCCGACATCATCAGCAGTGCGACG